TTTACTAGCCAATGATGTAATGGCGTAGGTTACGACAGACACAGGGTTGTAAATTCTTGAAATGATTTGTTCAGGTGGGATTCCCGTTAGCATTTCGACCGGCGTCTTAGCGACAGTCTCAGTCCTAAACGGCACGTTAGTTAAATCTCTGGTTATGCGGTTTGACACTGTTGCAAAGTCAGCGACCTTCTGCGCGTAGGTAGGCCCAAACACGCGGTTAAAAACGGCTGATTTACTGCGGTCGTTTAACAACCCAATTGGATCGCCAGACTTAACGATATCGTCCAACATAAATGACCGGACTGCATTGACGGCGTCTTTATTCTCGCCGTACCCAGACTTAGACATAAATTTGTTGGTGAAATTAACATCACCATACATTTTGGTGACTAAATCTTGCGCGTTGTCAAATCCTTCACCCTTAATGATCTGGTTGCCAGCTACTTCTCTAAATGCGTCATCTAAACGTTTACGTTCTGCTAATAACACTTGCACGTTAGTTACAGACCCACGTAATTCATTCTCTAAACCAGGTATTAAAGACACGCCACCTTGGTTCTTTTTAAGCCATTTATCCGCAAGTTTAGGGTTAATTACATCGTCTTTTAATACGGCGCGACTGAAACTATCCATAAAGGCATCGCGCGCTACGCGTACGCCATCTTGACCGGTAGCGTCAATAAACTGGCTGACGTTGGACTTGTTGCCAATTAATGCAGGCGCAATCTGTTCAACAAACTTCTTGCGGTCGATGTTGTTTAACGTATCCGAATTGAACGGCAAACCTACTTTTTGCAAATAAGAATTATCCGCATTTCGGTACGCCGTGACAAATTCAGGGTCGAGGTTGTCAATGTGGCCACTGACGCGTGTTTTGAGTTCGGTCAATAAACGAATATCAGCAGGGTCCGAGGTCTTACGCAATTGCTTGTTGATCTCGCGTTTCAAAGAATCCAAGTCTTCTACTGTGGCAGCAGAGAACTTAACGCCGCCTTCAATTGCGGGTTTACCCTCGGCCGTTAGGATTGCGCTAGGTTCAACAGTTTCTGGTTTAAATTTTGCCCGTACGCGGTTGTAAATAGACGGGAACGTCTTAAAGATATCAGACGCTTGTGCGCCAGCTACAGAGTTAAAGATGTCATCGACTGCCGTAGAAGGCAATTCGACATTCTTATCTTTGGCGATATTGAACGCTTCAGTGTAAAGCGGCCGCACTTCTTTATAGGCAGCGTCTTCTTTTTTAGCCAACAAGTTATCGATTCGGTTGCCCAACATAGTTGGGTCCATAGATTTGTCGCTATATACGTCAGCAATTTGCTCATCAATTGTGCGAAGACGACGCGCTTGTGGGGCAGCCAAATCAGTAGGCTTAATACTCACTTGTACTTTAGATGGATCACCAAACAATTTGATCTGGTTGGCCACCATGGCCTGCTTGGCTTTTTCAAACTGATCGCTGTATTGAGCGCGGAATACTGGGTCTTTAGACGACAGGCTTTGGATGAAGTTGTTGATAACTGGGTTATCGGCCAACAACGAACTAAGTGGCATTTGCACGGGCGTGCCGCCTGGCGCCTTTAGATAGACGCTTTCCTGCGCTTTGGCCGCCTCAGTAAGCACTTTCATAAAGTTAGGGTCGGCCGCACCGGCAGCTATAAAGATGTTGCTAATTCGGTTGTCAACGTCTTTGAGCAATTCATCTTCAGGGTTAGTGCCACGGATTTTGTTCCACTGACTTGTTGCCAGACTAATGCCTTTCCCAGTTAATTCGCCAGTTTTTATTGCAGCGCCAGTGGTATAGGCGCCGCCAATACCGCCAAACAGACTACCAAGAAATCGCCCAGTACCTGGCGCGCCTACCTTTTCGCCTGCATATTCGCCGGCTTGACCGCCAGCTTCCGCAGAGCCGCCAACAATAGCTTGCTCAGTTGGGCGCAGTAATGTTTGGGCAACAGGGCCTAGACGTTTAATTACAGACAGCGCAGGAAATACATAAGATTCAGGCGAAGTAACTGCTTCAGCGCCTTGGGATATCATCTTTTCAGGGCCAGTCTGAGGTTGTACACCAGTAGACCCCATAAGCCGCATAAGGCCGCCATAAACTGGTTCACGACCTTGTTGGAATGTCTCTACCAAACCGCCAGTGGGCGCAGGTATAGGCGTGCCTGCAGCGCGCATACCCATAGTGAATGGGTTTATGCCGGCCCTATCTATGACATTAGCCAGCCCAGACACCGCGCCTACAGTACCTGCAAAACCTTTACGCGCGCCTTCAGCTATAAGGGCGCCCATAGATGGTGAAGGTGCAGGTGTAGGTGCAGCAGGCGCTGCCGTAGCCTGCTCACTTTCGAAACGAAGGCGAAACTCAAACTCTTCTTGTTCGGTCATGGCTTTTGTCCTATCCGTGAGTTTTTATATTCTTGATAGCGTTTTTCTTTTTCCGCGTCTGTGAATGGGCCGCCGGCAGTTGGCGCGGCACCAGGCGTTTTGAATTCAGGGAAGTCTAACGCTTCGTTGATTATTTGAGGCGTGTAGCCAGGTTGTCTACTTGCTATCTTAGCCTGACGATCAATTTCATCAGTGGCCTTCTTGGCCGCAACAGTACGAATAGCTTGCAAGGTCTTTCGCATTTTTTCTTGCGTATCCAATGTTGGCGTGCCACTAAACAGTTTAGATATCGTGTCGGCCGTTCCGCCAAGCAATGACGGATCGGCGCCAGCCGCTATCAATTCTTTTTGACTTAGGTCGCCAGTTCCGGATATTGCTCTAGCAAAGCCCGTTTGCGCTGCCCTAAACGAGGAAAAGTTGTTAGTAGATATTGAGTCATTGATGTTTTGCAACGCCTGATCTGCCGCATATACAGTTTTAGATTGCGGATCAACAGTGCCTTGGACAGTTGCCCTAAATTTAGGGATATCAACAAATTCCTTTTGACCAGGCAAGACGTTAGTAATCGCAGTTCCTCTACCGCCTTCCAATCCTTTGATGTAGCGATCGACTTCAGCTATCTGTGCTGGAGGCGCGCCTTCTTTAATTAGCGCTTTGCGGTAGTCTTGCGCTTTCTGGATATCGAGAGGCGCTGCCTCTTTAGTGCGGGTTAACGCCGCTAACTTATCTTTATAAATTTGAAGTGCGGCAGCATTTTCTGGCGTTTGTTCCATGCCTTGTAATTGGCGAATAGCCGCTAAATAGCTTGCTTCCGTTTCGGCCTTTAGTACATCTTGACCAACGCTTAAACCGCGCGCTTCGCGTGTATTTCGTACGACTTGAGATAACTTAACTTGCGCTTCTCTAGCCGCATTGGCTAGCGCGCTTGCACCAACAGGATCGAATTGCGATAACCTTTGCGCGCCGGCCATGAGCGAATCAGGATTAGTAGGGTCTACCTCTTGCATTACTGCATTTCGTGCGCTGATTAATTTTAACTGTGGGTCTTGTGCGCCTAATGCACCAGCCAACTGTCTACCACCATAGATAAGGCTAGTACGAGCAGACGCAAAAGGATCAAGTTGACCTAGTTCTGCCGACTGTGCTAATGCCTGTCTATTTTGTTGTGCTTGGTATCCTTCAGGAGTAATACCAAATAAACCACCCATAATTGATTCTGCCATTTCTTACTCCTTAGATTGGGTTTGTTCCAAAATCAAACCCACCTTGAGGGCCGCCAGGATTGCCATACCCATATTGTCCCATTTGATAGTTTTGGAATTGTTGTGGTGTAAATTGAGATTGAGTCCCACCCATACCTCTTAAATAATCATAAGCATACGGACTTGTTCCAATGCCCTGTAAAACATTAGCCAATGGGTTAAAAGCATTTCCTGCTTGTGCTGTTTTAGCGGCACTTAGTCCACCTGACAGCAATGCTTGTCCAACATTAGCACCTGCCGTAGCAGATTTACCGCCTAATGCACTACCAATCTCAAGACCTTGTTGACCCATTTGTTCAATAGTTCCACCCAAGCCCAAAGAAGTTTGGAATGGTGACAATGCGCCAACTTGACCTGCCTGATATTGACCAAGCAATTGTGATCCAGTACCAAACAATCCCGCACCAAAAGCAGTTTGTTGTTGACCAGCCGCTTGAGCCTGTGCCGCCAACTGTGCATCTTGTTGTGCCATAGCGTTGTAATAGGCTTCTAACTCTGGGTTAGATGCGCCCAAACCTTGTGAGCCACTTGGACGCAATCCTGTTGCACCTACTGACAAACCGCCACGACCAGTATTAAACAACTGGTTTTGCAACTGTGCATACTGTCTTTCACGGCTAGGAGCAATCAAATTTTGTTGCTGTTCTATGTACTTCTGAGCCGCTTGTTCAGGCGTTTGAGACAAATACTGTTGACCAAGACTAAACAACCCACCTGCCGCACCCTGCAATGGAGCGTACTGCTGTGGAGCCATCAATCCTTGCTGTATTTGCTGTTGAGATAAGGCTCGTAACTGATCTTGATATTGTTGTAGTTCAGGAGATACTGTGTATCCTGCACTCTGTAAATATCCTTCTGGACTCATCTCAAACTGAGATGCTCCAAAACGTGTAGTTACTCCAACAGGACGAAACTTAGCCGCATCTGCCGCTATTCGTGCCGCCTCTAATTGAGCCGCCGCAGAAGTGTTAGCCGCACTACGAGCAGAATTACCTGCCATCACGCCACCAACTATGTTTGCACCCCCTAAAACTAACGCCGCTGAGAATGGCATATCAAATCTCCTTTGCTACCGCTACATGAGTAGCATTAAAACCAAGTTTCTCGTAAAACATTTCTAAAGACTCTTTCAAGTTATAACTCGTAATAAGTCTTTTACACCCATTGTTCTTTGCAGTTTCTTCAACAAGATCAAACATTTGCTTTCCTATCCCATTTCCTCTGCATGATGGAGTCAAAAAGAACATATCTATCTGACACCATGTTTCATCGTAATAGGGGCTTTTGAAGAACCCATAAAACGCATAACCAATTGTCTTTCCTTCATCTTTGGCTATTGCAACACGCAACTTACCAAGATACTCTTTGTTGAACATTGGCTTTTTATTCTTGAAATACTCCCAATGCTCCAACGCAATCTCGTCAAAGTTCTCAATGTCATCCAATGTTCCATCAATAACTTGTATAACTTCTTCTGCAATCATACTGTCCGCTTCCACATATAGACAGTTATGTATGGCTGATAGTTAGCATTTGTGCCACTAGAGCCAGCAGATGCAACAGAAACAGAACCAGCAGGAGTGCCAGCAGACACATTATTAGTAGTGGTTGATAGGCCATTGCCTGTATCAGCATTTCTAACAAATTCTTGAGTTCCTGAATTGCCACCATCATTTGCCGTTGAGTCATTAGAGCCAACATAATGTTGGTGAGTACCCATCGCAGTACCCGTAAAGGTAGCCGTATGGGTGTGGCTAATAGTTAGTGAATCTGCGCTACCACCAGTTTCTTCTGCGCTGTCAAACAAAGCATTGCCTGAGTCGAAACCAACAGGAACACGCCCTGCGCCAAATGCTGTCCAAGTACCAAAGCCAAGCAATGTAGCAGGATTGGTGCTAACAGATGCGTTGGTATAAACAGAGCCAACAGGGTAAAGCAAAGCAATAGCCGCCTGAACAAATGCAGTAGTTGCTATGGCAGTTGTATTGTTTCCAGAGGTTTGAGTGGTTGCCACAGTACCAGTAGGTAAAGTAGGCGTACCCGTAAAGGTAGGGCTTGCTAAGTCTGCCTTGGTAGCAATAGCCGTAGCAATGTCATTGAACTCTGTATCAATCTCAGTACCTTTAACAATCTTGAGTGGGTTGCCACTAGATAGATTGTCTTTGGTAGCAAAATTTGTTGATTTGGTGTAATTACTCAATTTCTTCTCCTTAACTTACTTTGCCACGTTTGGATTGAATCTCAATCTTTTGAATAGATAAAGCCGTTCCATTGATGTCTGCTTCATAACCAGTTTGAACAACCTTACCCGCACCACTTGCAGAAACAGTCAATGTCTGCAAAGCAACGCCATCAGAATAGTATGCAATCACAGTAGCATTTGCCCCGTACTCTGCTGATCCAAAATAGTAAACATCTTGTACTGGAATGGTAGCAATTGCTGATTGGTAATTGGTCTTAAAGTCAAAGCCCCACTTAAAAATCACATCTTGATTCGTTCCACCAATCACGACAGTAGACAAACGCTTCAAGATAGAAGTAATATTCTGATCACCTAAGTCTGCATGGTTTGTGTAATACAAGAACCTATACAGGCTTGTATGGTCTTGGTAAGTACCATATTTCCCAATGTAGCCATTCTTGCCAATCAACAGATCACCATTTCGTTTTGACAAAAGGGATGTTGGCTCAATAGAGTCCCAACTGGTTACTCTGAGTGAGCCATCTTGTAAACTTATTCGTGTATCAAAGCAAAACAATGACTTGATAGAGGGGAAGGTCAACAAGTAAAAGGCTTCTTTTTCAGAGTAGACAGACTTGATGTTTGCCAATGTTTCGCCTGAAACAGTACCTATTAAGTCATTCCTAATGTTCTTAGACAAGTCTCCCAAAGGCGCAGACTTATCTATGATTGTTCTAGCAAAAGAACGAACACCAGAGTTAGACAGGAAAAGAATGTCTTTACCAATTGACTGAATCGAATCCCTTGCTATACAACCAATACCACCCACAGTATCACTCAACGACATTGTGGAAGGAGTAGTTGCGTTGGCGTATACAAGAATTTGACGCTTGCCAAATATGATTAGGAATCCATTGTGTGCCGCCAACCCCGTAATCTCATCTGACCCATTAGCCCATACCCTGTCTACATTTAAAGAACCAGAAGTTCCTGTTGACCACACATGACCAGAAAGTAAGTCAGAAAAGAAGATGGTTGATGTGTTTGTAGTTGTACTTGCCACCCACAACCGACCAAAAGCACTAATAGCAATATTGGCAGAAGGAACAGTAGCAACATAACCCGTCTTTTCAGACACACGCCTAAATGTGGTGATGCTTACCGCAGGGTCATAGATTAACGGGTCATGCCCAGATTGGAAGAAGTAGGTAATGCCATTCAAAGATGCACATTGCCAATTACTGTTTGTAATGGTAGGGGCTGTACCTCCACCGCCATAGGTCAACTCTACGACAGCGTTTGAGCCATCTAACTTGAATAACTTATTGTTACCAGCAAACAATATGGTCAAAGTTCCATCAAGTTGCACTAACTCATGGATAACTTTTACATCGTTTGCGCCTAGATTACCGCTTGAGGAATTAACTCTTGAGAAACCTTTTCGTGCGCCAATGCGTCCATACTGGTCAATGATGCAATTTGTGGCAACTAAAGCAAATCCTTGATTCAAGTCCAAAGGAGAGTCTTGGGTGTTTAACCCATAAAAGCCTGGTGCGCTTATGCTAGAGACTTGGATTGCTTGGCTCATATTGAGACAAACTCCTGATTCTCTGGATAGCGTGTGCCTTCCAAAGCAATATGGTCAGATAACATTGCCCGATATAGGCTGTATGCCTCTGAGGAAGACAATCCACCATCTTCACCACGCTCGACCAATGCTCTTGCATAGGCGTTCTGCACTACTAAAACATCAGGAATCTTTACTACTGTGGAATTAGATGCCAATACTGCCTGTGGAACAGTCAACATAAACTTAATCGTATACACGCCATTAGGTATTGGATAGAGTTTTACTTGTGTGTCGTAAGAGCCATCTACCCCATCAAAAGCATATTCTGTGGGTGTTTCAGTAGCAACAGGCGCAAAGTTCAGTTTGCGGTTCATGTCCACAAAAGTAATGTTTGTCAGTCCTAACAGGCTAGTGGTGTTGAGTACATCCATAACCTGAAACTTCTGTCCAGCACCTGTGAGGGAGTAGGTAGAAGTATTGGCAGCAGTTGTTACTGTAATGGTTGTACCCAAGGCGTTCCAACTAAACGCATCCTCAATTTGACGCTTGGCATCATTGACAAACTTGCCAATCAAGGTGGAATAAGTGGTTTCGTTGTAAGTAGTGACTTCAGGCTCTCTGAGTCGAACTAACACATCGTTAATCAGTTCTAAATAGGTCATGATCTAGTCAACCCTTCTTCTTCAAATGTGGCTATAAAACTGAATGTGCTTGCCGACTGAGT